CACAACATCCATTATTCAAAAGATACTACGTAAGTAGGGATGGTGAATCAATATATCGTACACCAGGAGAATATGATCTCAAATATCCAGGTAGGTGGGGTGAGATCAACGAATGGGGAACCATCAAATTAAATTATGGTCTACAGGGAAATAATAAAGATAAAAAATATCATTATTTCTGTGTGAATGTTTCTCATCACAATCCAATAACGCAAGAAAGAATAAAATACACAACAAGATCTGTACATCTGATGGTTGCTGATTGTTGGATGAGACCACCTACTCTTGGTGAGGAAATATGTCATGGACCTAAAGGACATAGATGTAATCATGTTGACAATTTGAGATGGGGAACTCATACTTCAAATATGTCAGAGACTAGAGGGAGATTAAAAACAATTGCTCGTAGACGACGTGTTAAAAATACTGGTGTTGGAAATCTTACTCCCTTAATCAATGAAGTATGAACTTAAAGACTGGCTTAACTCTGTCAACTTCAGTAAGAAAGATCTCCTTGCTGATGACCCTTCAGCGATATCTTCTTATCCTCCTTACATCGTTAATAGATGCTTGTCTGGTACTGTTGATAGTATCTTATTTGCGAACGAGATGAATATGAATGCTCATGTCGATAAGGACATGCAGTATGCTTTCTTCCTATATACATTGAGGAAAAAGAAAAGGTTTTCTCCGTGGTTGAAGAAAGAACAAGTCAGTGACTTGGATCTGGTCAAGAAACACTATGGATATAGTAATGAAAAAGCGAAGGTCGCATTAACTCTTCTAACCAAACCCCAAATTGAATTTTTACATAACAAATATGACATGGGAGGAAAAAGATGAGTGCGATCGAAGAGGTCATCTGGACTGCTGAACAGATGGTGGAAGTTGGGTTGAAGGAACCCGATGACTTCCTTAAAGTTAGAGAAACATTAACACGTATTGGAGTAGCTTCACGCAAAGAAAAGAAGTTATATCAATCGTGTCACATCCTTCACAAACAGGGTAGATATTACATTGTACATTTTAAAGAACTGTTTGCTCTTGATGGTAAGAAAGCAAACTTGTCTATCAATGATGTGCAACGTAGGAACCGCATAGTACAGTTACTAAGCGATTGGGGATTAGTCTCCATCAATGCTAAAGAAGTTATAGCAGACGTAGCACCTCTAAGTCAGATAAAAGTCCTTGCTTATAAAGAGAAAGGAGACTGGACATTAGAGAGTAAATACAACATTGGAAAGAAGAAAGAGGATTAACCGAACTTATAGTATCGGTTAATACCATAACGCTTTTTTATAGTTCGTGCTTAAATAATAGTGTACGCTTCGGGTACACAAATTAAACACTCGCTTATTTAAGGAGAACTACTATGAACTTAGCAAGATACCATGCTGCAAATCTTCCAGAACTAATAGAGAAGATTAATCGCAACAGCATAGGAATGGACGATTACCTCAATCGGTTCTGGGATGGAGTAGACACTACATCTAACTACCCACCCTATAACATTATCGAAATTAACAATGTTGAATCGAGGTTGGAGGTTGCCTTGGCGGGCTTCAAAAAAGATGAACTCAAAGTCTTTACGGAGTTTGGAAAATTACATGTCCAAGGCACAAAAGAAAAACAGGAGGATGATAGAACATTTAGACATAGAGGAGTGGCCGCAAGGGACTTCACTAGGGTCTGGTCACTCTCAGATGATACCGAAATACGAGGAGTCGAATTCAGAGACGGATTGCTCGTGGTACAACTGGGAAAGATAGTTCCAGAACATCACGCTAGAAAGGATTTTATCTAGTCCTACATAGGAGGGGTTGACAAACGTTGATCCCTCCTTTATAATGTTTATATAAGAGCTAGCGAGAATGGCAAAAAAGAAAGAACCAATTAATGTAACTCCCCAAGGTATTGACAATACACTCGTTAATCCTGATAGGATTAAAGTTGTTATACTTCACAATGGTGATCAAGTTATTACAGACTTACAAGAAGCAGTTGATAAGACTACTAACCAACGTCAAGCATATATCTTTAACTACCCTTACCTAGTAGAGTACGATAAACCTAAGACAGATGGAACTACTGGAGTAGTACAAGATCCAGAAGTTAAAGTACATTACTCTCCATGGTGTCCTCTTACACCAGAAACTAGAATAGCAATCAATCATAATATGGTTGTGACTATCCTAGAACCAGTACCAAGTTTGCGTGATACATACATTACTAATGTACGCAAGATGGGTGGAAACATAGAATGAGCGTTTCGCTTTTATTATTAAGATCAGGTGAAGAGATTATAACTGAAGTACAGGAGGTCTTTGATCCTGAGACTAAAGACCCTGTTGGTTTTAAGTTACATAAACCCTTTCGTCTAGAGATTGTCTCTGATGCTGAGGGTGGTATTGTGCTTGACAGAACTAAAGGTTATCAAGTATCATGGTTTCCATGGGCACCCCTGAGTAAGGATAGAGATTTCTTTCTACCTGCAGGACATGTTATTACAGCATACTCTCCTTTGGATAGTATCTCTGAACAATATGTTAATGCCATTAAGGAAGAATTTTACAATGAAAACTTCAAGAAACATGAGGATGCCATTGCAGGTACTTTTGATGATGACTTAGACATGGAAGACATCTTTAAAGAAGCAGAAAAATTATTGGAGGATGATGATGGAAGTGATGGTAGTGATCCTGAGATCGGGAATACACCTGATATCCAAAGTGGAACAACTTGACGAGGAACCTAATTGTCATCTAGAAGATCCTTATCTTATTAAGGATGATGGTACATTAGAACCTTGGCCACGTTACACAACAGATACAGACGTGTTGCTTTATTCTGAAACTCTTGCTACAATAGTAGAACCGACAAACGAAATCAAAAAGAAATACGAGATCGTTACTAAATGAGTTTCTATACTAACATTCAAATGGTTGGAGACAACTTGCTTTATCTTGGATACGAGAATGGACAACGTATTCAACGTAAGTTTAAGTTTTCTCCAACACTTTTTATTGTCACAGATAAAAAGACTAAGCACAAAACTCTTGATGGTAGGTATGCCAAACCGATAAGGTTTGAATCAATCAAAGAAGCACGTGCTTTTAGAGAGAAGTACGCTGATATACAAAATTTCGAGGTTCATGGTTATGACAGGTATCTCTATCAATTCATATCGAAAGAGTTTCCGAAGGAAGTTGATTACGACCTTAAAAGTCTTAAAATTACATCTCTTGATATCGAGGTGGCATGTGAAAATGGCTTTCCTAACGTGCAGGAATGCTCGCAACCTCTTCTTAGCATTACAGTCCAAGACCATATCAGTCGTAAGATCAAAGTATGGGGTACCAAACCGTATACAAACAATCGAGATGACGTTGAGTATGTACTGTGTGACGGTGAAGAACATTTGCTCCGTTGTTTTCTTGACTATTGGATTACTAATTTCCCAGATATTCTCACGGGGTGGAACGTAGAACTCTATGACGTACCATATATCTGTGGTCGTCTTGAAAGATTATTTGGTGAGAAAGAAATGAAGCAAATATCCCCATGGGGTATCGTGCATCGAGAGGAGATGGAAATAAAAGGTCGTCAACAAATACTGTACAACATGTATGGAATTAATGTCGTGGATTATCTTGATCTCTATAAGAAATTTACTTATACAAATCAAGAATCATATCGTCTAGATCACATTGCATTTGTTGAACTCGGTCAAAGAAAAGTTGACCACAATGAGTTTGAAAACTTCAAAGATTTTTATACAAAAGATTGGCAGAAGTTTATTGACTATAACATCGTTGACGTGGAACTTGTGACACGTTTAGAAGACAAGATGAAGTTGATAGAACTTGCTATTGCTCTAGCATACGATGCTAAGGTAAACATCAGGGATGTATATTATCAGGTGAGGATGTGGGACACCATAATATATAATTTTCTTAAGGATAAAGGAGTTGTTGTCCCACCAGCAAAACGATCAGACAAATCAGAAAAATACGAAGGTGCATATGTCAAGGAACCGATACCAGGACGCTATAATTGGGTGGTTAATTTTGACCTCAATTCTCTGTATCCTCATCTCATCATGCAATATAATATTTCCCCAGAAACGCTCGTGGACAGAAGACACCCAACCGCTACGGTCGATAAGCTCTTACAAAAGCAAGTGGAGATAAAAGGTGAGTATGCTGTAGCACCTAATGGTGCACAATATCGTAAGGATATACATGGGTTCTTACCTGAGATCATGCAGAAAATATACAATGAACGTACGTTGTATAAGAAAAAGATGCTCAAGGCAAAGGATGATTATGAGAGAAACCCATCTGCTAAATTAGAAAAAGATATTAGTAAATTTAATAACATTCAGATGGCACGTAAGATCCAACTTAACAGTGCCTATGGTGCTATTGGTAATCAGTACTTCAGATATTATAACTTACGTAATGCTGAAGCAATTACTTATGGTGGTCAGTTCAGTATTAGATGGATTGAAGAGAAAATGAATGTGTACCTCAACAGGGTACTGAAAACAAAAGGAGAAGATTATGTTATTGCTAGTGACACTGATAGTATTTACATCCATCTTGGTCCTCTGGTACAAGCTGTATTCCCCAGTGGAGAGAAGGACGATCAGAGTACACTTAGGTTCCTTAAAAAGGTGTGTGATGTGGAACTTGATCGCTATATTGCGAGTGCTTATGAAGAAATGGCAACCGTTGTAAATGCTTATGAGCAGAAGATGGTGATGAAGAGAGAAAACATTGCCAACAAGGGTATATGGACAGCGAAGAAGAGATATATCCTTAACGTATGGAATAGTGAGGGTGTCCAGTATGAGAAACCTAAGTTAAAGATGATGGGTATAGAGGCAGTTAAGTCTTCTACACCTATGCCATGTCGTACTGCTATTAAGGAAGCACTTAATGTTATTATGACAGGTAGTGAGAGTGACACTCAGAAATATATCAAGGACTTCCGTGAGAGGTTTGAGAAGATGTCACCAGAGGATGTGGCATTCCCACGTGGTTGTAATAATATACAGAAGAATACATCCACTGCTACCATATATGGTAAGGGGTGTCCGATGCATGTGCGTGGTGCATTGATGTATAATTATCACATCAAGAAGAAGAAACTACAGCACAAGTA